GGCGTAAGGCATATCCTTACGAATAGCGGTTAGCAGTTAAACGGCAATGACAATCTTGACAATAATGCTGTATAGTGCTGCGCTATGGACAATCCACCGGCTAAAAACGGTAGGCCCCAACGGTATCGCGCACCAAAGACGCTGCCGAAAACGGACTATCAGAAGTTGAACGAGTTAAAGCAAATGCTTCTCGATTCAAGTGGTTCGCGTGTGGTGCAGAAGGTTGTGGATATTGCGCTCGATGACGCGCACCCAAGCCAGATGGCCGCATTGAAGCTGTGTATGGAGCGCACATTGCCCGTTAGCATGTTTGAGAAAGACAAGGGGCATCGTAGTGCTGTGACGATCAACATCACGGGTATCGGTGAAATATCCACCGGCGCCGTTATCGACGCCGCTATCGAGCCGCAAGAGCCGGAGAACATTGGTTAATGGCCGATTTGAACTTCAGTCTGCTGCCGTGGCAGCAAGAAGTTTTCAAAGATACAACGCGGTTCAAGGTCATCGCGGCAGGGCGGCGTTGCGGTAAATCACGTTTGGCGGCAACAACGCTGCTGATTGAAGGCTTGAGATGCCCGCAAGGTAGCGCGGTGCTGTATGTCAGTCCGACGATGGGCCAGTCGCGGCAGATTATTTGGGATTTGCTGCTGGATTTGGGGCGGGAGGTGATCCAGTCGAGCCACGTCAATAACTTGGATATCACGCTTATCAACGGCGCGCGCATCTATGTGCGGGGCGCGGATCGACCGGATACGCTGCGCGGGGTTAGCCTCACGTATGCGGTGCTGGACGAAGTGGCCGATATCAAGGTAGAGGCGTGGGAGCAGGTCATTCGCGCCAGCTTGAGCGACCGTAAGGGCCGCGCGATCTTTATCGGAACGCCAAAAGGCCGAAATTGGTTCTACGATCTGTTTAACCTGGGCAAGAATGGTGAGGATACGGATTGGAAGTCGTGGCACTTTACGACCAAAGACAACCCGATGATTGACCCAAAGGAGATCGAGAGCGCGAAGAAAACGCTATCAAGCTTCAGTTTCAAGCAGGAATACATGGCGAGCTTTGACACCGCCGGCAGCGACGTATTCAAAGAGGAGTGGATAAAGTATGGCGACGAACCGCAGGAAGGCAGCTACTACATCGCGTGCGACCTCGCGGGTTTCGAGGAAGTCGCCCGTCAAGCGTCCAATTCCCGCAAAAGGCTGGACGAATCTGCGATTGCTGTGGTCAAAGTTACTGACGATGGCAAGTGGTGGGTTAAAAAGATCGAACACGGGCGGTGGGATATCAAGGAAACTGCCTCAAAAATCCTGACCGCCATACGGGACTTCCGGCCGATTTCGGTCGGAATCGAACGCGGGGCGCTCAAAAATGCGGTTTTGCCGTATTTGAGTGACTTGATGCGTAGCTATAATGTATATTCTCATATAATTGATTTGACACACGGCAACCGTAAAAAAGCCGACAGGGTTATTTGGGCGTTACAGGGTCGGTTTGAGCACGGCCGTGTGGTTTTGAACAGTGACGAAGATTTTGATGATTTCGTGGATCAGTTGCTTATGTTTCCCGCGCAGGGCGTCCATGACGACCTGCCCGACGCGCTGTCTTATATAGACCAACTGGCGATAACGTCGTATTTCGAGGATCAACAGGATAACTGGTCGCCTATAGATGTAGTGGCGGGGGTTTGATATGGCACTTGAAAACGAAAACGGCGGCAACGACGAGAATGAAAACGAATCGACTGGGGGTTTTGAGTATCAGATTCCCAGTGAGAAAGACAACGAACTTGTCGGATTCGTAAACGATCATTGCGAACGCTGGCGTAATTACCGCGATACGAACTATCTGGCCTTGTGGGAAGAATACGAACGTATCTTCCGCGGGCAATGGTCGTCGCAGGACAAGATGCGCGACTCCGAGCGCAGCCGCATTGTGACGCCGGCCGCACAGCAAGCGGTGGAAACGCGGCACGCGGAGATCATGGAAGCCATCTTTGGGCAAGGTGACTTTTTTGACATCAAGGATGATATCCGCGATATCAATAAAAACCCGCTGGATGTAGAACTTATCAAAGCGCAGTTGATGGAAGACTTCAAGATCGACAAGATCAGGAAGTCCATCGACCAGATTGAACTGATGGCCGAAATTTACGGCACCGGCATCGGTGAGATTACCGTGGTGACGGATACGACCTTTGTGCCGGCTACCAAACCGATACCGGGCGAAATGGCGCAAGCCGCCATTGGCGTTGAGCAAAAGACGCGCATTGGCGTCAAGATCGTGCCGGTCAACCCTAAAAACTTTCTGTTTGACCCCAATGGCACAAGCGTAGACGATTGCATGGGTGTAGCGGTGGAAAAGTATATTTCGCTGCACAAGATCGTCAAAGGACAGGAGGATGGTATCTACCGCAAGGTGGCACTTGGCACTGACGCGGAAGACACCAAGCTGGAGCCGACGCAGGAGATCACGCAATACCAGGACGACAAGGTGCGTTTGCTCACCTATTACGGGCTGGTGCCGCGGGAACTGTTGAGCAAGTCGGACAATGAGGACGTGGTTGACCTCTTTCCAGAAGAATCGGCGCAAGATGAGTATTCGGACATGGTGGAGGCTATCGTTGTCATTGCCAACGAAAGTGTGCTGCTGAAAGCCGAAGAAAGCCCGTATATGATGAAGGATCGTCCGGTCATTGCGTATCAGGACGATACGGTGCCAAATCGGTTGTTGGGGCGTGGAACGATTGAAAAAGCCTACAACATGCAGAAAGCCATCGACGCGCAGGTGCGGTCGCACTTGGACTCGCTGGCGCTGACGACCAGCCCCATGATCGCGGTAGACGCCACACGGCTGCCGCGCGGGGCGAAGTTTGAAGTGAAGCCGGGCAAAGCGTTTTTGACCAACGGCGCACCGAGCGAGATTCTCTACCCGTTCAAATTCGGCAATACGGACGGCAGCAATCTTGAAACGGCCAAAGCCTTTGAAACGATGTTGCTGCAATCGACCGGCACGCTTGATTCGCAGAACATGGTGTCGCAATCAAACCGCGATGGCGCCGGTCTGTCGATGGCTGTCGCCACGATCATCAAGAAATACAAGCGCACGCTGGTTAATTTTCAGGAAGATTTCCTGATTCCGTTTATCTACAAAGCAGCGTATCGGTATATGCAGTTCGATCCCGAACGATATCCGTCGGTAGATATGAAGTTCATACCTACGGCGACACTTGGCATCATTGCGCGGGAATACGAACAGCAACAATTTATCGGCCTGTTGCAGACATTGGGGCCGGATACGCCGGTTCTGCCGGTCATTTTGAAGGGCATTTTGAGCAATTCCAGCCTTACCAATCGGTATGAACTGATTGATATGCTCGACAAGATGGCGCAACCCGATCCGCAGGCGCAGGAAACGCAGCGTATCCAGCAGCAGTTGGCGTTGCAGGCTGCACAGGCGCAAATCGCGGTAAATACCACGCAGGCCGAGCAGAATCGTGCTGAAGCGCAGAAACTTCTGACCGAAGCGCAGTTGATGCCGGAAGAAGTCAAGGCAAAAGCACTGGCATCGGTCACCAAGAATCTGCCTAATGCTGATGATGCTAACAGCCGCGAATTTGATAAGCGGGTGAAAATTGCGGAATTGATGCTAAAAGAAGCCGATATCAAAAATAAAAGCAAAATTGTCGAGCTTCAAATGACAAAGGCCAGAGATAGCGCGGCCAATGTAGAAACTGAGTTTCTGACAAAACTTTCCGAGGCGTTGAAATAATGGCTACCGAACCGTCAGATAAGAACATGCTTGATGGTATCGCTGATAACGTATTCAGCGCGATTGATAATTCTGTAAACGAAGCGCGTGAGTTGCAACGCAAGAAAGTTGCAGAGAATGTGCAGCTTGTCGTTGACGCCCTGAAGAAAATTGAAGCAGATTTGCAGGAACGCTACGATTCCATCAGCGGATCGCTGGAAAAACGTATTCTTACGATTAAAGACGGCCGCGATGGTATCAACGGGCGTGACGGGCGTAACGGTAAGGATGGAAAAAATGGGCGTGATGGTGCGCCAGGCGCTCGCGGCGCCGATGGCAAACCGGGCATGGACGGTGCTGACGGTGCTGATGGCGTATCGGTTACAGATGCGCGGATTGACTTTGATGGTAGTTTGATTATCGGTCTGTCTTCCGGTCGCGAAATCAACGTAGGCGAAGTCATTGCGCCCAATCTGGCCGAACAAATCAAGGTTATTACCAATGGTGGTGGCACTTCGCAGTCTGTATTGGATACGCTTACCTCGCTGCAAACGCAGATTGATACCCTGATTCCGTCGCAAACCGGAAATAGCGGTAAATTTCTGACGACTGACGGCACCAATACTTCATGGGCCACGGTTGGTGGTGGTGGTGGTAGCGGAACGGTTACTTCGGTAGCGCAGACATTTACCGGCGGCCTCATATCCGTATCAGGCTCACCGATTACGACTAGCGGCACGCTGGCCCTAACCGTAGCGGGGACTTCCGGTGGGGTGCCGTATTTTTCAAGTTCATCGGTTTGGGCAAGTTCTGCGGCATTGGCGGCAAATGCTATTGTTTTGGGCGGCGGCGCTGGTGCTGCCCCGGCGACAACGACTACCGGAACAGGAGTTGTCACCGCGCTCGGTGTCAACACGGGATCGGCGGGGGCATTTGTAGTAAATGGTGGCGCACTCGGCACTCCTACCAGTGGCACGTTGACCAATGCAACCGGATTACCGGTATCTACTGGTGTATCTGGTCTTGGCACCGGTGTTGCTACGGCTCTTGGCACGAATACCGGAACATCTGGCGCTTTTGTAGTTAACGGAGGTGCACTTGGCACACCATCCAGCGCCACGCTCTCTAATGCAACCGGATTGCCGCTTTCTACAGGCGTTACCGGCACTTTGCCTGTAGCCAACGGTGGCACTGGATTGACTTCAGGCACCAGTGGCGGCGTTTTGGCGTTTAGTGCCTCTGGCACGCTGGTATCGTCTAACGCGCTGGTAGCCAATGCCTTGGTAGTCGGAGGCGGCGCGGGGGTTGCGCCTTCAACCGTAACTACCGGAACTGGCGTTGTTACTGCTCTTGGGATTAATACTGGATCGGCAGGCGCATTTGTCGTAAACGGTGGCGCGTTAGGCACCCCTTCTAGTGGCACATTGACCAACGCTACAGGTCTTCCGCTGTCTACGGGTGTTACAGGAACACTTAGCCCTGCAAATGGCGGCACTGGTGTTGCCAATAATTCTGCGAGTACTTTGACGATCAGCGGTAATTTTGCAACTACACTGACTGTAAGTGGGACTACCGGCGTAACGCTTCCAACTACCGGAACACTGGCAACGCTTGCGGGGTCTGAAACACTAACCAATAAGACGCTTACAAGTCCAACGCTTACTACCCCCGTATTGGGAACTCCGTCTAGTGGAACTCTTTCGTCCTGCACTGTGGATGGCACAGATTCAGTTGGTTTTAGAAACATAC